GTCTGATCAAGCAAGCCTAGTGGTATAATAGTATTATGGCAAAAATTCCTTTACCTGAGCGTGGGCAACCACTAGATGTGACATATATTTCTCAATTAGCCCAGGTAGTTAACGAGTTATCTTCTGCAATCTCCCCATCAACATATAAATATACATCAATTGATACTCCAAATGCTGGTAGACAAAGTATAAAAAGCAGCGAAGCCAGAGTCATTGGTGGAAATGTTCGTGTAGTAAGTAGCGGAACGATTACTGCTGGAGAAGAAAAATCATTTACATACTCTTTCCCTGGAGAATTTAAATATGCTCCAATTGCAACAGCAACAGCAATAAATACTGGTAACACAGTTGCTGGAAAAAATATTACAATTGTTTTAAAAAGCATAACAACTTCTGGACTTGAAGGAGTTGTAAGATTTAATACATCTGGAGACTTATCAATAGATGTTAATTTAATTATCATTGGTATACCAAACTAATGTTGAAGTGTAAAAAATGTAAAAGCAGGATGTTCCTTGACAGACAATATACTACGATTGGACACCTTGAAACATACTGCATGTCTTGCGGATCAAGAAATTTTTATAATCCCCCAACAAGTTCTGCGGAGGGTTCATGGCTGTTAAAAAAGGAAGTATTGAGAGCGAAGGCTACAATCTCCTCCCTATAATTCCAGGGAATAAAAAGGTTTGGTTTCTTAATGGAGACCTTGTAAGAGTTTACCACCTTAACAAATCTAATGGAATAATGTCTGTTTATAATATTACAAAAGATCAAATTGAAAGTTGTTTAATTAGTGATTTTAAAAAGAAAAGAGAACGAGCCTACACAGTTAGAGAGACTGCTGATTTAGTTAATCGTCATAAAAAATATATGCCAGACTTAATGAAGAGAGGGGTTATTCCTTTCCCTATGGGCTCTCAAAAAGGTGGTGCAAGAGGTTTTCAAGTTAGATCATATTATTCAGAATCGCAGGTAAGAGAGATTCGTGATATACTTGCTACACACCATATTGGTAGACCAAGAAAAGATAATTTAATAACAAACGATATCACCCCAAGCAAGCAAGAGTTGACACGAAGAATGGGCGATGGTATACTTACATATACGAGAACTGAAGATGGGCGATTCATTCCAATCTGGTCTGAATCTATTTAACGAAGGGTATGAAATGGAAAACGAAGAGACAAAGGTATCTGTTACACTTGGATACACGCTTAACCTTGGCAACTTTCAATCACTAAGACTTGATCTTGGCGTTGTTGACAGTAAGCGCAATGGAGAAAATACAAATGACGCATTTGAACGTGTCTATAAATTTGTAGAAGATAAGTTAACTGAAAAGATTAACGAAGCAAAATCTGAAATTAACGAGTAATGGCCGAACGCAAAGACCGTATGGCTTTGCTTTCAAGATACAGCAAGTATCATACCGCAAGGTACGAATCAAAGCCATCACTTAATCTAAACGTAGAGCAATGGGCCTCAGATGCTCTTGTAGAGTCATACGGAATCTCTGGATGCTACGATATACTTGAGTATTACTTTTCAGTTGCAGAGAATCCTTCTTGGAATTACTTTGCATACAACGCAGAAAAAATATTGCAGGCACAGAAAGATAAAGCAAGAGATACAGAAGAGAGAGCAGAGCGTAGACGAATGGCAAAGGAGTGGCTAAGTGAATAATACAGAGTCAAAACTAATTACTGCAGTTCTTCAAGATAAGCAGATCCATGTACTCTTGCAAGCAAATGTCGATAATCTTCTCAGAACACATGGAGACATCTGGAACTTTATCAGACTATACTTTGAAAATAATAAATCACTTCCCCCTGCAGAACTTGTTACAGAAAAATTTAGAGACTTTTCTCCAATAGAAAATGTTGGAGCAACTAAGCACCACCTTGAAGAGTTGCAGGGTGAATATTTAAATGACAGCCTCAAAGATATACTGAGGTCAGCAGCAGGCAATGTTCAAAACAATCAAGGTACAATTGCTCTCAATGATTTAATTACTCAAACATCAGAGTTAAAGAAAAACACTTCGGCTATTCGTGATATTGATGTTACAGATCTTGAATCTGCAGTAGCATACTTTGAGAATCTAAAGATTCAGCAGGCAGCAGGACATGTTGGTATTAAGACTAACCTTCCAGGGTTTGATAACTATCTTCCTTCTGGAATTATGCCAGGGCAGTTAGGAGTCTTCTTAGCATACCCAGGTATAGGAAAGTCATGGATGGCCTTATACTTTGCTGTACAGGCTTGGAAGCAGGGTAAGACACCCCTTGTAATCTCACTTGAGATGTCAGAGACAGAAGTACGTAACCGTGTATTTACTATTATGGGTGAAGGTCTTTGGTCACACAGAAAGTTAAGTAACGGAGATGTAGAATTAGATACTCTTAAGGCTTGGCATGCTAAGCATCTACAGGGTAAGCCAGAGTTTCATATTATCTCTAACGATCAAGGTGGAGAGATCAACCCTTCAGTTCTTCGTGGAAAGATTGATCAATACAAGCCAGACTTTGTAATTGTTGACTACCTTCAGTTGATGGCTCCCAATCAGAAGTCAGATAATGAAACGGTACGAATGAAGAACCTTTCAAGAGAACTTAAACTAATGGCTATTGGAGAAGAAGTTCCTATCATTGCTATCTCCTCTGCCACGCCAGATGATGTTAATGATCTTAGTGGAGTTCCTACACTTGGACAAACTGCCTGGTCAAGACAGATTGCATACGATGCAGACTGGGTTATTGCTCTTGGAAGAGCATCTAATAGCGATATTATTGAATGTGCTTTTAGAAAGAACCGTAATGGATTTATGGGAGACTTTCTTGTTCAGGTTGATTTTGACAAGGGATATTACAGATATAAAGATTATGAAGATAAGTAGTTATAATATGGTATGGAACAAAATCACGAGAATCTTCCTCCGACCTTTTATCACCATAGGCCTATCAAAAAGTTCTATCTTGACGGGGTTATACACGATGAAGCATCACTCGGAAGACTTAAGGATGAATATGTCAGGCTGCTTGACTCTGAGATGCGACTTTCAGGGTATGTACCAAGGCTTGACATAACTCCAGATTTTACGCTAGACTATAACAGTAAGAAAAAATATTTTGAATTTCAACTAACAGTACACGGAACATATACGGGAAGAAGACAGAGCGAATGGATATCAGGAATAGACGTAAGCACACCAATCTTTACACAAAAGAGCAAATCAAAAGAATCCTTACGGGAACAGGTGTAACGATTGAGTCTGAGGTTGACTCAGACTATATAATTTTCTGTCCATATCATAACAATAATAGAACCCCCGCAGGAGAAATAGATAAGCAAGACGGAACTTTCTTTTGTTTTGCCTGCCACCACGTAACTGGACTAACAGAGTTTGTAATGCATATGTCTAATAGAACATACTTTGAGGCTGCAAGGTTTATCAAGAGCAAAGAAACAGAAACAAGCATAGAGCAAGATATAGATAGGGCCCTTTACAAAAAGCCAGAGTTTGTTTTGTTTGATGAACTGATCCTTAAGCGTTTGTACAATAATCTTGTTTCATCAGATAGGGCAAAAGATTATTTTAGGTATCGTAAAATTGAACTTTCTTCTTGGTCAAAATTTTCTTTGGGTTACTCAGAAAAACAAGACATGGTAACTGTTCCAGTTCATAGCCCAGACGGAATGCCTATTGGCTTTGTTGGAAGATCTATTGAGGGTAAAGAATTTAAAAATACCCCAGGACTTCCAAAATCAAAGACACTGTTTAATTTGCACAGAGTTAAAAGTTCTGACAAAGTATACATCGTAGAGTCATCTTTTGATGCTATTAGACTTGATCAGTGTGGCTTTCCAGCGGTAGCAACACTTGGATCTAACGTATCAAACATACAAATAGAATTGCTTCAAAAGTACTTTAATGATATAATTGTCATTGCGGATAACGATGAAGCAGGTGGAAATATGAAAACTAAGATAGTTGAAAAACTTGGTTCTCGTGTGTCCGTAATAAAACTAAATAAAGAATATAAAGATATAGGCGACATGGACGATAAGTCAATTCAAGAACTAAGTTTCCAGTTTGACAAATCAATACAGTCTATGCTAAACTAACATAACACAGAAAAGAGAAAACACATGGCAATACTAAGAGGAATAAAAGAAATGGGTCCAGTACTAGATGGCCCAAAGGGTGGCGATGGTCCAAAGGTTAAGTGGCTAAAACTTGCCGATGGTCAGTCAGTAAAGATTAGGTTTGTAGAAGAACTTGATGAAGACTCAGCAAACTATAGTGCTGATCGTGGTCTAGCAATTGTTGTATCAGAACACACAAATCCAAAAGACTATAAGCGCAAGGCTGTAGACACAATGGATACAGAAGGTCGTGACTGGGCAGAAGAGATGCACCGTAAGGATCCAAAGGCTGGCTGGAGAGCACGTCTTCGTTTCTATTGCAACGTAGTTGTAGATGACGGCATTGAAGCACCTTATGTTGCAATCTGGTCAATGGGTATCAGTAAGCAATCATCATTCAATACAATTCGTGAGTATGCTCTTGAAACAGGAAGCATTTCAAACGTACAATGGAAGTTAAAGCGTAATGGTCAGGGTACTGAAACCAATTACACACTTATTCCATCAGCACCAGATAAGGAACCATTTAATTGGGGAGATATCAAACCTTATCCACTAGAGTCTGCACTACGCAAGATTCCATATGCAGAACAAGAAGCGTTCTACTTGGGCTTTGATGGCCCATCTGCCACATCAGCAACAAACGCTGACTGGTAATATGAACTACGTCGGCTTACATGTCCACACCCATTTTAGTTTATTTGATGGGATTGCTACTCCAGAAGAATACGTTGACCGTGCAGTTGAGTTAGGGATGCCAGCAATTGCCATCACTGACCACGGTACTTTATCTGGGCATAGGGAACTGCACCGTATTGCAAAAGCAAAGGGCATTAAGCCAATTCTAGGTCTAGAAGGATACATGTGTGCAGACATATCTGATACAAGAGATAAGTCTGAAAGAGAAGGTCAACAAGATCTTGTCTACAATCACATTATCCTTCTAGCCAAGAATCAAATTGGTTTAGAAAACCTTAACAAGATTAGTGAACTATCTTGGACAGATGGTTTCTTTAAGAAGCCAAGGTTTGATTTTACTATATTAGAAAAATATAAAGAAGGAATTATTGTAACCTCTGCATGTCCAAGTAGCGTTTTGGTTAAAGCACTTGAAGAAGAAGAGTTTGCAATTGCTAAAAAGTATATTACTTGGTTTAAAGAACGCTTTGAAGATGACTATTACATTGAAGTAATGCCCCATAATGAAGCCCAGATTAATAAATATCTTATCGAACTTGCAGATGAGTTTGGTGTTAAGGTTATTGTAACTCCAGACTGTCACCATGTTGATCCATCACAAAAAGAAGTTCAAGAGTTTAAGTTGCTAATGAATACGCATGGCAAATTTGTTAAAGATGCAACCTATGAGAAGTCAAAGAAAAAAGGTAGCATGATGGAGCGCCTTGACTACCTTTATGGCGAAGATCGTCAGATTACATTTAATAAGTTTGATATTCACCTGCTCTCATACGAAGAGATTAAGGCAGCGATGGAATCTCAGGGGATAGATAGACCTGACATATACTCAAACACACTCCTATTAGCAGATACAGTAGGAGACTATGGCATTCAAGAAGGACTAAATCTTCTACCAGTACAGTACAAGAGTCCTGATAAGGAACTTGCAAAGGTTGCTCTTGAAGGTTTGGTAGAGAGAGGTTTGTCAGAGAATCAAGAGTATCTTGACAGACTTGAAGAAGAGTTGCAAATTATTAAAGACAAGAAGTTTGCCCCATACTTTCTTGTTGTAAGCAACATGATTAACTGGGCTAAGAAAGAAGAGATTATGGTTGGACCAGGCAGAGGTTCATCTGCTGGCTCTCTTGTTTGTTACGCATTAAAGATTACAGACATTGACCCTATTGAACACAATCTTTTGTTCTTCCGTTTTATTAACCCAGAGCGTAACGACTTTCCAGATATTGATACAGATATCCAGGATACTCGTCGTGAAGAAGTTAAAGATTATCTAGTTAGACAGTATCGACATGTTGCATCTATTGCTACTTTCCTTCAGTTTACTGGCAAGGGAATTGTTAGAGATGTTTCAAGAGTTCTAAATATCCCACTGTCCGATGTCAACAAGGTTTTAAAAACTGTAGATACATGGGACGACTTCTGTACATCTAAGTCAACACGAGAGTTTCGTGAAAAATATCCAGAGGTAGAAGTTTATGGAGAACAACTTCGTGGACGTATTCGTGGTACAGGTATTCACGCAGCAGGTGTTGTAACCGCAAAGGAACCAATCTTTAGATACGCACCTCTTGAGACAAGATCTTCTACTGGATCTGATGAAAGAATTCCTGTCGTAGGTGTTGACATGGAAGAGGCTGAGAGAATTGGTTTGATTAAGATTGATGCATTGGGTCTTAAAACTTTGTCTGTTCTTAAGAATACAATTGACATAATCAAAGAACGAGATGGCAAGAAGATTGATCTTCTTAAGATTAAGATGGATGATGCAAATGTTTATCAGATGTTGTCAGATGGATACACAAAGGGTGTGTTCCAATGTGAAGCAGCACCATACACAAACCTTCTTGTTAAGATGGGTGTTAAAAATCTAAACGAACTTGCAGCATCAAATGCTCTTGTTCGTCCAGGTGCTATGAATACTATTGGAAAAGATTATGTTGATCGCAAGCATGGTCGTCAAAATATATCTTACACACACCAAGTACTAAAGGAATTTACGGAAGACACTTATGGCTGTATTCTTTACCAGGAACAAGTTATGCAAGCATGCGTACACCTTGGCGGTATGTCCATGTCGGAAGCAGATAAAGTTAGAAAGATCATTGGCAAGAAAAAAGATGCTAAAGAATTTGATCAGTTTAAAGAGAAGTTCGTAGAGGGTGCCTCTAAGTTTATTTCTCCAAACCTTGCTCGTGATCTATGGCATGACTTTGAGGCTCACGCAGGGTACTCATTCAACAAGTCACATGCAGTAGCATACTCAACGCTATCCTACTGGACAGCATGGTTAAAGTATTACTACCCACTTGAGTTTATGTACTCAGTATTAAAGAATGAAAAGGATAAAGATGCAAGAACTGAATATCTTATTGAAGCAAAAAGAATGGGCATTAGCGTTAAGTTACCTCACATTAACGATTCGGATATCGATTTTAAAATTGAGGGTAAGGGTATTCGGTTTGGACTCAGTGCTATCAAGTTCATATCTGACAAAATTGGTGAACGATACATATCGGCACGACCATTCGGTTCGTACAAAGAACTTGAAGAATTCACATTTACCAAGGGTAACGGAGTAAACAGTCGTGCACTCCAAGCACTAAGAGTAATTGGTGCTGCAACCTTTAATGATAATCCTAGAAATGATCAGGAGATTAAAGAGAACCTGTATGAGTACTTAAACCTTCCAGAGTTTAATATTACAATACCTTCTCATTACTATGCATTTATTCAGGACATTGTTGACTTTGAAGAAAAAGGATCATACATTTTTATGGGTATGGTAAAATCAATTAAACGAGGAACAGGATGGTCACGAGTTGAAATTTTGGACAAAACTGGCAGCGTCGGTATATTTGATGATGAGAATACAACTATTGAGACAGGTCGTTCTTACTTGGTTCTTTGTAATGATAATAGGATTGTATCTTTCATACCTTCAGATGAGATAAAAGAATCATCACATGCTCTTGTAAAGTTTTTAAGTTACAAGCAGTTACCATATAAAGATGATGAAATGTTTGTGGTATCCTTTAAACCAAGGATTACAAAAACAGGAAAGAAGATGGCATCTCTTACACTTGCAGATACAAGTAGAGACTTGCATTCAATTACAGTTTTTCCTACATCATTTGCAAAAGCATATATGCACATTGAAGAAGGAAAATCTTATAAGTTTGATTTTGGAAAGACAAAAGACGGAACAGTAACATTGGAGGATGTACATGTCAGTTAGTATAGAAGAAGCATTAGCACAACTTGATCCTAAGTTAAGGAAGAGATTGGGTAGCGGTGTAGGAGTTAACTATGAATATCAACCTACCCCTAGTTTTGGTTTAAACCGTGCACTGGGAGGAGGGCTTCCTTACGGTAGACAAGTACTCATATGGGGCTCAAAGTCGTCTGCAAAGTCTTCTATGTGCCTTCAGATGATTGCTTTAGCACAAGCAGAGGGTAAACTCTGTGCATGGATTGATTCAGAAATGTCATACTCAGAAGATTGGGCTAGAACTCTTGGGGTAGATCCAGAAAAATTAATCTACTCACAAGCAAGAACTATTAGTGATATGGTAGATGTTGGCGTTGGACTAATGAACGCTGGTGTCGACCTTATCGTGGTAGACTCTATTACATCAATGCTTCCAGCAATCTATTTTGAAAAAGATACTGATGAGATGAAGGCTTTGGAAAATACTAAACAGATTGGAGCAGAATCACGTGACTTTAGTAACGCATGGAAAATGCTTAATTATGCTAACAACAAGGTTAAGCCTACTCTTCTTGTTCTTATTTCCCAGTCTCGTAATAATATTAATGCTATGTATACTAGCCAGCAGCCTTCTGGTGGTCAGGCTACTAAGTTTTATTCTTCTTGCATTATTAAGTTATTTAGTTCCGAGTCCGACAATCAAGCGATTAAAGGAAAGATTAAAGTAGGAGATAAACTAATTGAAGAAAAAGTTGGCAGAACTATTAAGTGGGAACTCCAATTCTCTAAAACCTCTCCAGGGTTCCAATCTGGTGAGTATGATTTTTACTTTAGAGGTGACGATATTGGTCTTGATACCATTGGTGATTTGGTTACTACAGCAGAACTAAATGGTATTGTGGAACGAACTGGCGCTTGGTATATCTTACCTGACGGAGGAAAAGTTCAGGGTAAAGAAGCATTTATTAATCGTGTAAGAGAGGATCTTGATTTGCAAGAATCAATCAAGGCTAAACTAAGTGCCTAGTTATACTGTCTATCACGGAAAGTTTTTGTGTCACGAATGTAAAGCAGAAGTTACATCCTTAAGGCTTTATGCAGAAACAAAAGAAATGACATGGATGTGTAAAGATAAACACCTAAGCAAGGTTAATCTTGGAAGAAGAAAGAAGAAGGATTTTGACGGAGAAGAGTGAGTCTAAGAGGATAGGTGCTAAGCAGCACAAAAACTCTGGTCGTAATACCCAAAAGGGTGATGCTTCCTGGAAAAATTTTGTTGTAGATTTTAAAGAAGTAGGAAAGTCATTCACATTAAATAAAGAGGTTTGGGCGAAAGCCACAACTGATGCTATGAAGAATGGTAAAGACCCTGCCATAGTTGTCGTGATGGGCGAGGGTAACTCTAAAGTCAGGCTTGCTATAATTGAAATGAGTATCTTAGAAGATCTAGTGGAGGAATAATGGAGCAACAAGTAACAACAATAGATATGGTTAATGGTCTTGCAGAGATTGCAGACTATATGCAGGATGAAGAACTTACAGTTGCACTCACTATGATTGCTAAACTAATTATTAAGCCAGATATTCCAATCAATGTGGCTCACGTAGAGATTGTAAGGCTTCAGGCAATTGCTGCAAAGATGGCATTTAAAGCCACATGGATGGCAAATGTAGACAAATCAGATCGTGGAAAGAAGAATATTTACTACACGGCAGCAGAGTCGTTAAACAATTTAGTATCTGCGCTAAAGTATATTACTCGCTAATATGCTATACTTATACTAATAGAAACGAGTAAAATATGACAAAAAGTTTATTGCAACAAATTATGGTTAAGCAAGAAAAGGCACCAACACATCCAATAGATGTGGCTGGTTTGACTGAAAAAATTCAGTCTGGATATATTGTTAATCGCATTGATAAGCAGACTCAGAAGAAAACTTTTGCGCCTTCTACTATTGCCTATGGACACGGAGAGTGCCCAAGATATTGGTATTTAGCATTTGATGGACAAATGTTTGAGGACGACGCAACTCCATACAGCGCAGCAAATATGACTGCAGGAACCAAGTCTCACGAAAGAATTCAGGAAGCAATGGGTAACGTACCAGATGGTTTCCTTGTAGATTCAGAGTTTAAGATTACTCACTCTGATCCACCGATCTTTGGTTATGGAGATGTTATTGTTAATTGGCAGGGAGAAGAACTCCTTGGTGAAATTAAAACAATGATGAATGAAGGATTTGAATATCGCAAAGCACATAATAAACCAAAGACTGGTCACTTGGTCCAGTTACTTATCTATATGAAAATTCTTAAGAAGCCTAAAGCAGTTCTTATTTACGAGAACAAAAACAACCATGAACTGCTTATTCTTCCAGTAGAAGTAAATGATTATTATCGTCGGTGGGTAGACCAGACGTTTGAATGGATGAGATCAGTTCGTAAGGCATGGGTCGACAGAACCCTTCCTGAAAAGAACTATCGCTCAAATTCAAAAATTTGCAAATCATGTCCAGTTAAAAAGGCATGTGCAGAGGCTGGTAAGGGAGACTTTAAACTAAAGTCCATGGAGCCGATAGATGAAACATTGTCAATGGTGTGATAAAAAGTTTGAAACAGATATAGTTTATCAAATATACTGTTCACCAGAATGTAGAGAACTGTCGACAAAAGAAAAAATTGCTGCAAGGTATATAATTTCTAGAAGACAAAAAAGAAAAGGCAAGGAAAGAAATTGCAAATCTTGTAAAAAGGCTTTATCAATATACAATGATGAAAGTCTTTGTGCAAAGTGTAATGTAAATCCATCCGATGTAGCAAAAGCGCTTAAAGCAATTAAGGATAATTTAAAATGAAACTAGCAGAGGCAATAGGGACAAAAATCCCAAATACTATTTGTGCTATTGATGCAAGCACTAATAGTCTTGCCTTTGCTATTTTTGATACCCAACAAAAAACTTTGGGAGTGGTAGGAAAAATTACATTTAAAGGAAAAGATACTTACGAAAAGGTTATGGATGCAGGGCAAAAGGTTAAACTTTTTCTTGACTATTATGGTGGCTTTGAGGCAATAGTGATTGAGCACACAGTATTTATGAATAGTCCTAAAACTGCTGCTGACCTTGCATTAGTTCAGGGTGCAATCCTTGGATCAGCAGGACAGACAGGAACCAAGGTAATAGGTAAAGTAGCCCCAATAACTTGGCAAAACTTTATTGGAAACAAAAAGATATCTAAAGATGAGAAACTATTTATTAAGTCACAAAATCCAGGGAAGTCAGAGTCATGGCTTAAAACACATGAAAGAGAACTAAGGAAACAAAGAACAATTAAGTTTATCAATATGCAATATGATAGAAATATAGATGATAATGATATTGCAGATGCCTGTGGAATTGGTCATTGGGCAATGAAAAATTGGAATAAGGCAGTAGGAGGAACTGAATAATGCCAGAGTTAAATGCAAACATCCCACCGATAGAATGCTACGTACGTGGAAACTTTTTAAGAGATCAGGAAGATAGTCACGATCAGTATTTCCCATGCGTTATATTTGGAGTTTCAAGTGTTAAAGGAAGAAGTCCACTGTTTCATTTCTTAATGGAAGATGGCGGTCTATGGTGGAGAATGCCAATCAATGCTTTTTGTACTAAGCCAGGAGTCCCTGAAGAGCCTATCTATAACCTTGTCCTATGGAATTCATTTTCTTCACATGTGGCTGTAACTAAGTTTCAAAACTTAGTCAACATGAGAATGTCTTATCTTAACAGAGAAAAAGAAAATGTTCCTGGAAAGTATTTATTTACTCTTGACTGGCATAACCCAGATTCAAATATTTTAGACGATGGATATTCTGAAAATCCAGGCCAGCACAAATGTGGGCATGTAATTCAAAGAGATGACGGAAACTTTGCTATTCAACCTAACAATCGAGTTAAACTATATGAGCCATCATTTGTAACAAAACAAAGCCTATTACTTCACAGGCTTGTCAATACAAATAAATGGGATGTTGAAAGTTATGACAAGTGGGTCTTAGAGGATTCAAATGCCTATAACTATGACATTTTTGAGAAAGGAGTTGACAATTAATACCGTGGGTGCTAAACTATATACAAGTGAGGTTTTTATGCGTAAGCGCTATCTTGTAGATAAAAAGTCTCCAGAAGAGATTGCTAAGGAATGTGGATGTACAGTAGAGACTGTTTATGTTTACCTTGCTAAATTTGGATTAAGGAAATCACGGCGATGAAAAAAGTAAAATATTTACTATTTGTTTTATCATTAATAACAGCAGTAGGTTTTGCATATGCAACTGCTATACTTAAGGTGATACCTGATTCATTTGACTGGGAGGAAGACGATGAGTGAAAATTTAAACATAACAGTTGACCAAGTTAATCATCCAACACACTACACAACAGACCCATCTGGAGTAGAATGCATTCAAATTACTCGTCACCGTAACTTCAATATCGGTAATGCTTTTAAGTATTTATGGAGAGCAGGAATCAAAGATGAGTCAAAAACAATTCAAGATCTTGAGAAGGCAATCTTCTACATAAAAGATGAAATTAATAGATTAGAGGGTAAGTATGTCAACTGAAGATGATTTAGTTAAGCACCTGGACCAAGTTAATCAGGTAGTAGAAGAATACCTTAAGGGTAATGATCCTACGGTAATTTCAAAACAACTTGCAATACCAAGACAAAGAGTTGTAACTCTTATCAATGAGTGGAAAGTTATGGCATCTGCTAACGATGCTATTCGTGCTCGTGCCAAAGAAGCGCTTGCAGCAGCAGATACGCACTATAGCAAACTTGTATCTCGTACATATGAAGTTATTGATGAAGCATCTATGACTAATAACCTTAGTGCTAAGACTGCTGGAATTAAACTTGTTATGGATATTGAGTCTAAAAGAATTGATATGCTACAAAAGGCTGGACTACTTGAAAATAAAGAGTTAGCAGAAGAGATGATGGAAATTGAAAAAAGACAAGAGATCCTTGTTTCAATATTAAAAGACATTGCTTCTGAGCATCCAGAGATTCGTGACCAAATCATGCGTAGGTTATCTTCATTTGCAAAAGACAATGAGGTGATTACAGTTGTCCACGATGTTCAATGAATTTCTTGAAGCACTACAGGATGATCATTTTCAAGAGATCCCTGTGGATGCAAAAACATTTGTTGAAGGAGAAGCCTATCTTGGACAGCCCCCGCTTTCAGATATTCAGTATGATATTGTTGAGGCGATGAGTCAAATCTATCGCAAAGAAGATGTAATTAGTATGCTTGGTGAAGAAAAAGGTACTCAGTATTATAATAAATACACTAAAAATGAAATTATCCTGCAACTTGGCAAGGGATCTGGAAAAGACTTTGTATCAACAGTAGCCTGTGCATATATTGTATACAAACTACTATGTTTAAAAGACCCAGCAAAATATTTTGGTAAGCCATCTGGAGATGCTATTGATCTTATTAACGTTGCTATTAACGCACAACAAGCAAAGAATGTTTTTTTTAAAGGATTTAAATCTAAAATTGAAAGATCTCCATGGTTTATAGGAAAGTATTATGCAAAGGCTGACTCTGTTGAGTTTGATAAATCAATTACTGTTTACTCTGGTCACTCAGAGCGTGAGTCACATGAGGGTTTGAACTTGTTGCTTGCAGTTCTTGATGAGATTTCTGGTTTTGCTTCTGAAGTTAACACTGGAAACGAACAGGGTAAGACTGCTGACAATATCTATAAGGCTTTTCGTGGATCAGTAGACTCCCGTTTCCCTGACTTAGGTAAGGTTGTTTTACTTTCATTCCCAAGATACCCAGGGGATTTTATTTCAGAAAAGTATGATGATGTTATTGCTGAAAAAGAAGTAATAGAAAGAACACATAAATTTAC